CCATTTTATTGTAGCTGGGTGTGGTCTTTCGATTTTCATCTGGAAGCGTTTTCGATATGTGCAATAGGTGACGGCATTTTCTTTAGATTGCGCTGTGATAAATATACCGGCAATGATTCCCGATGCGTATTTCCTGAATGATCCGACCACGAGTACGCTTGCGATTGTTGTGGTTTGGGACGATCCGATTAGACACTTTTTCAGGAACAAATTTCTGTTCTGTTTTGACAATCGGTTTAGTTTCGATCACTGGATTCTTTTTGGAAAATAATGATTTAATTTTTGAGATTAACGAACCTTGCCGTTTTTTCTCCGTTCTGTTGATGTTTAACATTGCTTTTGGTTTTTAGTTTTTAATCCGTACCAAATTTAAATTATTTATTTAGAACCACCAAAACTTTTCATCACTTTTTCAACATTTTTTTTCGATCAAACCGAAATTTGCCATACAACCCAATAGATATAGGCTTTCCGGCATGGATCGGAACGGTTCAAAACAGAGAAGCCGGATCAGTTTGCACCGATCCGGCTCCATAACGCCAACCCTGAGCGCGCTGATCTGATGGGAAGCGGGGCGGGCAATACTGTAAAGATATAAAAACCGAAGGCCGCTTCTGATATTACCGATCTGAATGTTTTAATCGGGTTGTCAGTTACGGCCTTTGAGCTATGCAGCGACCTTGTCGAGCATTGGCTCCATGTAGAAAATATTGTCCTTTCAGACTTTTGCGTTCTCCTGTTACCATATTCGCACCCTGTCTAAACCAGGTCACCCCCGTAAATTCCCACCCGAAAACTATCCGATGTCGGAGAAGGCCGTAAATTGTATGCCTACCTTCGTAATCGGGCAGGAAGTAAACCGTACTAACGCGACGGGTTAGCTTTCAACCGAACAATAAGTTTATGGCAATGCGTCCTAGTATCTTATGTGCACTTCGATATTTCAGCTTTATAGCATTGCCAAGGTGTGGAGATGACGGGAATCGAACCCGTGTCCAAAATGCTTTACTGTAACTATCAATGAACGCGAACCAAAGTTAAAAACTATATTTAACTTATCCAAATTTATTTTACAGAGAAAGGCCGAAACGTCACCGCCCCGGCCTAACATTCACCCACAACAACCCTACGTCAGTTCAAAATGAGGCAGATCGTCAAAATCCTGATCGGTCAGGATTTCACCGTCACGATCCCAATTCCCGCCCCATCGTAATTCTATGCCCATGTCGAATGATACGGCTTGAAATATTCCGGCCAGATAGGTTAATACCGGAACGGAATAATCCGCTTTGCCGTTTACATAGCCGAAAATATCGACCGCTTTCGATGGTGAATAGTTGTGCTTGCCAATAGTGGTAATGCCGTCTATTTTCGATTTTCCGGCATTATACGCTATCAACTGATCTTCCGGGGAACGATACCCACAGGATATACCGAAGTCGATTTTGGACACTTGTATAGCGCGGTTGCAGATTATCTGCAATCGGTTATCGCAGGTCTTTAATTTCGCTTCGGATGACTTGTTGAATGGCATCTTACTTCCCCGGCTTAGGGTCTTTGGTAAAGATCAGGACAATCTGTTGGATAAAAACCAAAACCAATCCAACGATTACCGTCCAATCCCCACCAGGGATAGCCGTAACGATAGCCTGCCATGAGTCGTGCAGTGCGGTTTTTTGGTCTGCAGAAATTACTCCAAACACAACTAATGCCATTAGGACGAATCCAACTATCGAGCTGATTGTCGTCCAGATTTTTTCTTTTGAAAACATAATTTTTAAGTGTTAAGTGAATGATTATAAGTATATTATTTCTTTATTTCTTCTTCTGCGGTCAAAGTTGTCAGCCATTTTCCGAGGTAAAGCAATCCGTTTGCCCCGACAATGATTCCCAATTTAGGCCAGATCGGTAGCGGAACCATTGCAACCGAAGCGGTTACCACTCCCATTGCGGCAACCAATCCCTTGCCAACCCGTACCCAAAACTTCGGAGTTGGTTTCTTTCTATTCTCGAGTTTAAAAGTTGTCATGGCTTTTTGATTAATGGATTTACGCCTCTTGTTTTGAAATTGCCGTTTTCGATTAGCCACTGGAACCGGGTATCAAGTTGTTCATCGAGCCTAAGAATCTCTTTACGCAATTCAGCGTCCGAAAGTGTACGGCTTTCGATTTCCCCGCCAATGGTTAATGTCTGTGTTTCGAGTGTTTTGGTCTGCAATTCAACGGCTTTAAGTGTTCCGGCATTGCTTACCCCGATACCATATAATGTAGTTAGAACTAACAATAATAGGCCAGACAGGACACCAACGGGTAACCATATTGCCCGCCGTACTTTTTTTAAGTGTTCTTTATCCTGTCTATCCCTGTTTGCCTCGTGCGCCCGGTTGCATGCAGTCAGCAACTTTTTTACGTCTACCAGTTCGTCTTCGCTCATAGTATCTGGATGTTAAAAGTTATGTCCTGATTCGGAACGTTTCCCTGCCACGGTAAGCCGTCCCCGCCGCCGAAGTACGGAGCCGATAACCAGTCATTCGGTACGGTTTCATCGTATTCGGCCACGATAAGCCCGTTAAAAATCCATTGATGGCGACCGTTTAGGTTCCGTTGTTCCAGTTCGTACCAAACATTGATGTTAATATCGTTTTCCCATAATACGACATGATTCAAGGCGTCCCCGGTGTCGTTGTCATAAATCCGGGCAGCGAGTTGCAGTCTGTTTTGGTAGTGCCTCCATCCGAAGTTTGCGCCTTTGTAATGCGGATTGGCCGCCCCGATGTAAACAAGTTTGTTCCAGCTGGAATTTTCGTTCTTGCCCGTAATGCTCGAGTTTGGCAGTTCTGGGTATAGGCAACTTTCTGTGAACCTGATCCGGTATTTCAGTCCGGTTCTACCGTTTGGCATCGGAACCATGTTACACGTCCTGATCCCTTTCGGATGGGTCACGGTAAAGTATTGCGGTTCCTCTTTAGAACAGGCGGCGCAAATTAGCAGTATGAAGATCAATCGTTTCATTTACCGAAGTTCGGAATAAAATTTATATTTCCGTCCAAATATCTAAAGATAATACATATACTACTGTCACAGTCATGCCGGCCCCTAATGTTATTGAACCACCCGCTTTAAGTTTGATCCCGTTGCCGTCATCCAGTTTCAGCGTATTCGTGTCTGATAGTCCGACAATCGTAACGATCTGACCATCTTCGCCGTCTGCTATTTGCGGGTTTGCAGTGATGTCGATAGCGCTCGCACCGCTGTATTCGATTACTCGGCTCGTCATGGCAACGGTAATCCCGGTTCCGGCTGTAATTGTTCCGGTGGGTTTGATTGGGTGAACCATGTTGCCATGTAACACGTTTTCTACAATACTTGTAGAACCGAATGATATTTGGTTTGATTTGGTTGTAAACGAAAATGATCCTATTGCGGTTGAACCGCTGACGCCATCAACTTGTGATGTTCCAGTCATGCCAGCACCCCGTCCAATGAAAGTGTTTTCTATTCCAGTTCCAATACCATTTCCGGCACTTGTTCCGGTTGCCGTATTTCCACCCTGTGTTGAATTTTCGAGTGCTCCATATCCTATTGCCACGTCAAAATCAGCCGTTGTATTTGTGTGCAAAGCATTACCTCCAATCGCCACACTATAATTATCTCCTGATTTATGGGTCATTGCACCGACCCCGGCGTATGTGTCAGAAGCACCTAAATACAGATTTGCGATTGACGGCGTTGCCCAATTCCCGTTTCCGTTCGCATCGGAGGTTAAAACCTTACCAAGTGCCCCGTCATTATTTAGCCTAAAATGTGACGTTGTGAGCGAATCGGAACAATAGACGTTCTTGGTAAAATACATATTCTTCATAAAAGTCCAGTCATCGGTCGAATGATAGAAATATCCGAAAACGTCCAACCCATTCCGAAAGATCAAATTATCCGTACCGGCTCCATCGTTTAAATGGATGTTCAATTCACCAGCAGCACGATAAATCCGGTCGTTTGCCCCGAACCAGATCGAACTGTCGGTCGGCAAATGGAAATCCCGATTGTCGCCAAAATTCTTCCTCACCCACGCTGTCGGAGCGAGTTGGTTCGAACTGTCCGCATCAGATGGTACGACCGCATAAGCCTTGCCGACATAAGCCGTTCCGTTATGACCTAAATACACATTGCCTATCGTTGCCCCGGCTATACCGCCAAAAGCAAACACATGACCCGGCGATACCGTTCCTTCCCCGGCTGTGAATTTAGAATCGCCACCTTTCGCTCCGGTCAGGTTCGCATCGCCAGCCTTAACGGTCAATCCGAATCCATCGCCCGCCGCTGTGGTGTTCTGGCCGACATTGAGCGTCCGGTTTGCTCCCTGATCGAATGTTAACGCCGCGCCAACTTCTTTGATAATGGAGTTGCCGATAGTATTCGTTCCGGTAAATTTAGGGATATAACCAGTTGTTCCGTTGGCCTGTTGATCGAGTTGAAACCGTGCGCCTCCGTTCGCCACGGTAAACCATAAATGCGAATTATCAAATTCGATTGCTCCGGCTTCGGTGGTGGCAAGTGGTGTTCCCGTGGTTAACTTGATCGGTGCGATAGTGGCAGACCCGGCCTTTAAATGCAATGTGGCGGTCGGAGTTACGCCTAATCCAAGTGATCCGTTACCGTCTAATCTCATGTTCTCAGCAATGGCCGACCCGCCTGTTCTTGTCCACCAAGTCATCGCACTGGTTTCAGCGCCGTTGGTTGCTGTGGTGAGGACAGTTGCCATACGCGCAGATAATTCGGCTGTTCCGGCCGCGTCCTCAATGTACCAATCCATACCACCGCCGATGTTGTCCGCTGCGGTGCCGGAAGTTAAACGGCGCAATCGTAAAATTTCTGCGGTGGTATTTGTTGATGTGGGATTAATGTCGAAACGTCCAGATATTCCAGAAGTTGAGGTAAACAATCCTCCAGTACTCGTAGTTGATGTAAATTCTCCACCTGTATTATTAGTACTTACTGATGAAATTCCAATACCGTTGGCGGAACTGAAATAACCTGCCGTGTTATGTGTCGATGCGCCTTGTATGGCTATGTTATTGGTTGATAATCCATAAAGAGCAATACCCGTAACGCTTGAGTTATAACTTGCATAATTATTGGTTGAAAAATTAACTGATCCATTACCAGTTAATCCCCTAACCGCATATCTCATTCGACCCGTTGTTTTTGTCCACGTTGTCCCATCGTTTGATGTTGCACCCATATCAGCGGAAACATCACTATTTAAAATTATATCTCCTCCAACTGTTGCTGCTGACTTTTTTAGTACAAGCCAATAATCTGTCGCCGCTGTCATAGTATAAACCGTGCCTACTGATAATGTTTGATAGGACGTTGTAATTGCTCCAAATCTAATACCATCACCTGTTGCCAACAAGGTTCCTGGTACTCCTGCATTATTCGAATAAATATAACCTGTGAGTGTTGCTGTAAAATTGGTAATGTTGGCAGATTCTTTTAACCTGATTGTAAAATCACCCATCGTATGCGCGCCAGAAGCGGTAAATTTAACTGCAATATAGGTGGTTGACATGGTTAAATCGGTACCTACATAGGCCGATCCGTCCTGTAAGGTAGCGGCGGTTTGCGAGGCGTTGATGGTTGGATAGGTCGATTGATTGACGGTCGTAGCGGAGTTGTAAAAACCCGCATTGTTCAAGGTGTACCCGGTCACCCCGGTCTGTGTGCCGATATTCACCCCGCCCCCGTACGGCTGTAAATTAACGTAGCTGGTCGCCCGTGTCGTATCAGCCGTTCCTTGAACGGTCAGGTCGCCATTTGCTACGTTCGTTCCGTTATAGGTCTGATTGGTTGCACGGCCCGGTAAGTAGGCGTAATTCGGATGGTCATCAGCGGTTAGGCCGCTTAACCCGCTGTGAAGCGTGGCAATGTAAGTCGAACTACCGACAGCCCCGGTTGCCCGGTAATCTTTCACCTCTTCATACGGCGTGGCATCATTACGCAATAGGATGCGATATAAGAGTTTCATTTCAACGTAGGGCAATGTGCCTAACGAAAGGGATTCATAGGTATTATTTAGCCTCGCATCGGCTATCGTGACATCGGTTCGCTGACCCATCAAACTAACATACGGCATGGTACTATCCGAAGTGACAAAAATCCAGTATGCCACATAAGCATTCGCACCCACATCGGCCAAAGCCGTACCGTTGTTATACCGGATATTTGCCCCGTTCATCTTCATATAGTTCGTCTGGAGCGTGTCCCATTGGTACGAAGCAGCACCGTTCTTGTATAGGATCGTAGCGGTCGTGCCGGCAGCAACCAAATGTTCAATATCTTCATCGTGCCAATCGCCTCCATCAATGGAAAAAGTCGTGTTGCCAAAGGTCGCCCCGAAACCGCTTTCATACCGGCTGCCAACAGTATGATGGAGGTACATATGAGTAGCCCAATCCATCGCGATCCCGTGTCGTTCCCAATTTAATAGGCCTTTCCCGGTCGAAGCGTTCCAATAGACGTGAGCAACCAAAACCTGATCGAAACCGGGGAATACCGTTGTTTCCACAAGCGTTCCGGCTGAGTTATAATAGATATAGTGTAGCCCGGTCGTATTGGCTATCTGGATCGTGTCGCCACTATGTACGGTCGGAGTGCCCCGGTAATAAGTGGTATAAGCGGATCCGGTAATAATCAGCGTCCGGTTATGGTTCGTGAAAGATAGGTGCGAAGTGGTATTGTTAAGAAATCCGGTCGGCTCTTTCATGGCCGTTGTAATCACATCGGTTAGGACTTTCCGGTGTGTAACCGAATCGGTTAGCCATAAGTCATTGATCCAATCCGTCATCTTAAACCCGGTCGGTGGATGAGTAGGTAACTGAGTTAGCTTCCGCATCCGTACCGTGTCGGTGGTTAGGCGGGTTGTGGTGAGTGGGGTTTGGCCGAAAGCAACCGAACCAATCAAAAATAAAAGGACAAATATTTTTTTCATCGTTTGATAATTACTGAATAATATACGGTTACGGCCACTTCAAAACTAATCGTGAAGCCGTTTTCATCTTCAGCCGTTGGAATTGCCCACATCGTTTCTCCATCGGCTGTAATGCCTGCAATAGGTTTCATTAGCACGATTTCATCTTCTGCTGAATATGGTGTGGCATAGGTGACCGTTTGCGGCCCTGAATCAATGGCAACCGAATCAGTATGATAATTTACCGTTTGTGAAGGTGGAACAACTGTTGACGGCCCAGTTATTGAACTAATCGAAGTACGCGACGTTTCACCGGATGACGTTTCACCGTCCAACAGAACGCCCTTTAATTGGATTGCCGTACCCGTCCAAAGACATTCTCTGGCGTTAAACTCAACATCCTCCCATAAGAAAACTAAATCATCGGCTTCGGTTAATTGGATTGCTATGTGGTAATCCGTAGCGCCAAAGATCGACCCGTCAAAAATATAATAGCTCGTCGTGGCATCCGTCCACTGTTGTAACCATTCCGCAAGGGTTCGCTTCGTTCCGACCCCGGATTTCCACCAAAGATCAGCCGGAGCGGTTCCGACCTTTATCACACCACGATAAACGGAAAAGTTATTATTTGCCTCAACAATCTCGGAAAAATCAACCCGGTAATCATCGAGCGACAAAGTATTGTTTTCGTCAATCTGGATGACTGTCTGTTTACTCTCTTCGTATGGTGTGGAAATGCCCGGAACAATTTGGAGTTTAACTTCTGAAATAAAAAAATGGTTATGGTCAGCCGGTGCGGGTAAGTAAGGGCAATAGAATAGTACATAAATGTCGCCAGCCTCGGGCGTAGCTGCCATAACAAGCTCAGATTCACCCGGACTTTCTAAGGTCGCTTCAGGGCATGGTAATTTTGAACTAACCGAATACAAAGTACCTGAATCATTCCATTGTGGCACAATGCCGGGAGCGCCGGGATTCAAGTACCAATATTTAGCACTTACCCCATGCAGTACCACCCGGACGGTAATCGAACCGCCCCCAGTGAAATGCCCCCACTTAACGATTAGTTTCCATTGATCGGTACTTTGTTCGACCGGGACGGCCTCCGTCATAATGTACTTTGTATCATCGAAAGCGGTCAGGGTTTGAGCGATCACACCGAAATCATCCCCGGCCTGATATTTCGCCCAGTCCGTACCGTTTGGAACCCAATGGCGAAAAGTGGTATCTGTAAGAAATTCGTTTTCTGGAAACTTCCAACCCCGGAAAATACTTTCGCGCTTATCGAAATCCTGATTGATCGTTACGGATTTATACGGTTGTGCGGTTTTGAGTGATCCATCTGCCAATAAAACAAAGGTCGTGGTATCGGTTACTTTAATGATATCCGCAGCATGGAAATGGCTTTCGCTATTGACCGTGCCATCGCTTGCAAACGTCCGGTAATTCAATGGATCGTCTACGTATTCCGGCACACGGATAATCATCCATTTACCAGCAGATTGAAATAACCGGGCTTGAAAACTCTTGAGTATCTTATCGACGATAGAATAGCAAGTGCCCGGAACCAGATCATCGTCTACGACCCGATCCTGTCGAAGCAGGGTTTGCTTCAATGGATCATCCTGAAAATTCATCGTCATCGAATCTTCCCACAGGTTGACGGCACAAAGGATGATTTGTGGCAACCCGGACAATGCCAAACATTTAGCAATAATGTTGATTGCGTCGTCCCATGTTTCATAAGGCAGATCACTACCATCGACATAATCGACCTGGTCCATGATGCCTAATTGATCCGAAGCGGTTAAGGTGAAATAGCGCGGCCAATCACCTAATGAATCAACGAACTGATCCGGCAAAGCAAAACCCGTCCACCATTGCAGACCGGCGCGCTTAATGATTACTTTGATGTTTCTACCGTTGGACTGATCGATCCAGGTTAGATCATCATCGCCCAATAGTTCTAAAGTGGTTTCACTTCCAATGATATTTTTCCAACCCTGACCGCCCCACCGGGTAGTAAATGGGTTACCGCCCATCTGAGGCATTTCAGCAGCCGTACCCGCAAATCCTTCATTCCATATCTCAACCGTCCAAGTCACTCCGAGGTCGTCATCGAAATCCATGTATAACCTTTTTGCGAGTGCCATTAGGTACGGTTTTTAAATTGGTTTTCCTGATCCCAAACCACATAAATATCTTTGCCCCTGAGTTTTGTTCGGCCTGATACCGAAACGGACATCATACCTTGTAATTTCGATAACGGCGCAATAACTTCAGGGTCGATCTGAGCATTTGGATTATCTCCGACAATAGCCATTGATGGAGCGTAAGCCAGCCCCCCTTTAGCCAATGCCGGTACTTTCTGACCGTCCGGTCCTTTAGCGATCAGATTCTTTACAACTGATCCCGCAATAATCGCGGCCAATCCAAGAGCGGCGGCGGCTATCGGATTAATTGCCAACTCTTCAAAGGCCAATGTAGCGGCGGCGGCGGCAATCAATGCCTTACCTAAGTTCTGTAAGAAGTCGCCAACTAAAGATAATATCCCTGAAAATACATCTTCCAATCCTCCGCTTCCGGTTATCATGTTCGCAATACCTTCACCCAGAACGCCGCCCATCGCTTCGCCTAAACCTGAGAATGCCTGTTGAACGGCTTTCCCCATATCGACCATCTTATAGCCGACATTATCTGAAGCATCTGCCAGATAACCGAATTGGTCAACCAACCCGGCGACGTCGGTTGTCGTGTCTTTGAGTTGCTTATTAGTTGTTTCGGGAATCAACCCTCCGCCCCGCGTTTGCATCGGGGCGATAGTTTGCCGGGCTGGTGCGGTTCCTATCGCGTCTAAAAGTTCTTTTTGTTTTTCGAGTTCAATATTTTCTAACCTGAGTTTAGCGATGACTTTTTTGTCATCCGTTGTAGCGATCAGGTCGTTATTGATCTTAATCTGTTCATTAAGTTTTCCGTACAACCCGACCGCCGTATCGGTTTCCGTATTGACCCCGGCCTGAGATTCTGCAACAATTTTACCTAATTCAGCCTCATTGTTCATTAAATCGGTCAATTTGGACACGCCCTCGATACTGCCATTCAGTTTGGCCTGTAACTTATCGCGTTCAAACATGGCAGCCCTCATAGCCCTGCCATTTGCCCAATTTGCTTTTACTTCGCTATCGAGGTACGCAATCCTTTTTTTCAAATCAGGTATTCCGCTTTGAACCTCCATCGCATAAGAAGCTACGTTATTACGTGCCTCTAATGTACTTTTACCCAATGCTGCAAATTCACGCCCCTCATTTTCAACCGTTGTGGCGAAATTCTGTTGAGTTATACCGCGCCTGAGTTCAATGATTCCCTTTATGTCCCGTGCAAAATCACTTAACCCTTTACCCAAACCAGCGCCCAGAACTTCCTTAATGTCATCAAACGCCTGTCGAAGCAATACCAATCCAGAGGTTCCGGCTTCGGCTGCGGCCTTTGAAAACCCTCCGACCTGCTTCGTCAATCCGGCTAATATACTATTGAATCTTTCGGATGAACCAGCCGCCCCGCCCGCTTCAATCCCGTACCGTTTCAGCGCGTTTGTCGGCCCTCCGATACTTTTGGCTACCAAATTGGCGGCGCTCGTTAAATCAACTTTAAACTTAGTGGCGAAATCCATGATCAAGGGTAAGATCCTTTGTATCTGGGTTTCGTTCAATTTCATCGAAGCTAAAAAGGTTTGCGCCCCCTTTATCGCCTCGTCATCAAATAACTTTGTTGATTGTAGTAAAACGGCCTGATTGGATAGACGGCGAAAAGATTCGGTATTGCCATCCAGCGAAGTGAGTAGTAATGCCGATGCCTTTTCAGATTCATCAAAAGCAGTAACGCAAGCCTTGCCAAATTCCACGACCTGATCGACGGCAAACGCGCCGCCAATCAGTTTGCCTACTGATCGAATGCCGGAATTAAAATCATTAACGGAGCGCCTACTTTGTTTGAGTTTGCGTTCAAAGTTTTCCGTGTCCGCCCGGAATAGGAAATTGAGGTTCGCTAATGACATGAAACTTCCTCCATCGTTTTTCTAATTTCTCAAACTCTTCACGCGTCATTGGCCGCGACCGTTTTTTATTCTGGAAAAGCATATCAGGATTGATCTTATCTTTGCGCGGCAACTGGATGTTAAGCAGGGCAATCGTTCGATACCAATGTTGTTTTTCCCGTTGCTGTTCCAGATCAAAAAATCCCTTTTGTGTGCAAAGAAATTCCAGAGGTGACATTGCCCAGAAGTCATCCGGCGATAGGCGAAGTTGTCCTAGGCCTATCGCCATCAGATATTCTACGTTGATTTCTTCTTCGACTTTTGCCCCTCCGCTATCAGAGGAGCGAAAATCTTTCCCAACTGGTTACCGATTAACCCTGCAATTTCAGTGAGCTTTTCCGGTTCATCCAGTAAGTCAGCAACTTCAACTTCACTCAATACGCGGGTTTCTTTTTCTTTCCTAAACCCCTCATTAATTGCCAACGTACAAATATACACTGTATTAACAACAGAAGCGTTTTTACTGACCGCATCGATCACATCCAAAAGGGATATACCCTTTTCGATTTCAACTTGCCTCAATGAAGCAAACCCGATACTAACCGGGTACACCGTTCCTCCTAATGTAACGTGATCTATCATGTTCCGGTAGCTGGAGTTAATGCGCCTGTTCCTTCGATGGTGAACGTATAGGTGGTTGACTCTTCCACCGGGCTATCCAGATCAACCCCGGTAAAGTAACCCGACCCGGAATAATAGGTATCGCCAGATACTTCGGTTGACAGCTTCACCGTTACCGGAGTGCGAGCAATCGCAGCCGCTACCAACTCTTTATATCCATAAGTGTCAGCAAAGCAGACAAACCCGCCTCCGCCAGCGTTCCAACTTCTCAGCGCGGATAGTTTAGCGGCCCACCCACCACTTGATTTCGTGGTGGCGTTACGCGTTGCCATCTGAACTGAAAGGGTATGGCTTGTGGCCGACCCAATAGCAACATCGCCGATGTACATAATCAGCGCCGTGCCATTAATAATTTCAGTAGTTGCCATTTCGTTTTTTCTTTTTAATTATTTTTTTCTCGATCAACTTTTCAATAAAATTCTCATCGCGGGCTTTCTTCTCTCGTATGAGCTTGCGCCCGTAATCTTTCGTCACTTCAATCGTGCGGCCTTTACTTTTCGTGTACCCGCCGATCTCCAGATCGTCAGTCAGTATAATTTTCATCGTTTTATCCGTATTAGAAAATCAACAGAGCGCCTGTAATAATCGGCGGCATTGTCGAACTCGTCAAAATGACTATCGTATGAAATATGAGTGATATTGCCGCTGTTCGTGTAGTCTAAGGCTGTTCGCAGCGATTCATACAACGTATTGCATGACTTCGCAGAGGTCGCGTAAATATCGACCTGGAGCCGCATGATGTCGGTAATCGACACGCCATTTTTTCGCTTTGATGGGACATTGGATATAACCGTGTAAACCATATACGGAGCATCCTGAGTCTGTTTGGCGACCTTTGGAAAGGCCGTTCCAACAGCACTTAGTAGTGTATATATGGTATCTTCAATCATATCAAGCCTTTTTTAGTCAGTTTACGAATAACCTTCTCAAAAATCTTTATTGCATCTTCTTCAAAGCGCCGGATCACTTCGCCTTTTTTACTATCCCACGCCGGGCGCATAAATGGTTGTGCCTTGATCTTTTTCGTTCCTCGCTCTAACCACATCCCATAAAATCCCGATCTGTTCTTTCTAAAAGCACCCTTCACGCGCGGGCCTACGATCAATGTCACGGTACGCGAACGCTTCATGTCGATTGTCCAAATGGATCGCGCAAGGTTGCCCGGTTGCACCATGCCGTATTTGCCTTTGTGAGGTTTTAATGCTTTGGGTGCTAATCGTTGTGCCTCTTCAACCAGTGGTTTTACGGAGTGCTTAATCAGACTTCTGACCGCTTTCGAGTTGTAGGCATTGGGTATCTGATCCAATAACTTCACAATTTCAGCCCGGTTAGTTAGTTCCACGCTTATCATGATCGATCTTTTTTAAGCGTCCTGATTGCAAGGAACCGTTTCCGGTCGATCTCTTCTATTGCCAGAATATCGTACACCACGCCATCGTAAACAATTCGCATGGTTTCGTTCAGGGTGCGATAACGGACAATGAATTTCACAACCCTTTCAGCGACCTTTTGGCTGGCTTCATAAACTTCATTCCCGGATTCATAAGCAACCAGCGCCCAAACCGTGATAAGGGTTGACCATACCGCAATGCGCTGACCAACTGAATCCGTTGTGTACGTGCATTGTTCGATCCTAATCCTTCGATCTAAGTCGCCTAATTGCATCTTCTTCTTCTTTTGAAAGCCAATCAATAACAAAATCTTTTCTTGTGTAATGGTCAAACGGCCAGATGTTTACATTGCTTTTGAGGTCTAAAGCTAAAATCTTATCGGACGGATAAATTTTTTGAATCACCCCGTTAGCATTAAGTAAACAATCTGAGCTATAATCTAATCCCTGATTCAAGTCGTCACCCCATAATTTTGGGGTTCCTTTGCGTTCAGAAATCAATTCCGTTTGCCCTTGTACGCGGGTCAGGAAATGTCTGGAAATGGTAATTGCTTTGCCAGGTGTGATTGTACCAAAAGGACCCACGTAACAATCCCGGTATTTCACGGTAACCATGTCACCCATCCTTTCTATCACATCGCGGCGAATTACCCGCCCGCATCCTATCGCGTAATTATTTTCAAAGATCGCTGTTTGCCCGGTCAGCGTGTCGACCACCCCGCATCGGTTAAGTCCCGCCGCTTCGTCTTGCCATGTGTACGTCCGAAGAAGTTCACGGCTCAACAAGTCGTCCGATCCAAGCGTCAACAAATAATCCCAATCGTATTTCAATGCTTCTTTCAGCCCGAAATTCCACTTTTCGCCAAGCGGTAAATTTCGATGCTCAACCGGAATCACATCATACAAATGGCATAATTCATCAAACCCGCCAGAATGAACGGCCAAAGCGGTCAGTTCAAAACCATCTTCCTCCCGAAGCCGACAAAGACCCCTAAAACAGATCTCCGTAATTTCGGGACGCTGCCATAAAGCTGTAAGACAAAGAACTTTAATAGACACGGTACATATCGTATAGTGAGCGCGATCCCATCGGTAACTCGTTCATTTTTTCTTTAGTGACATCCTGACGATTTTCGTACAAGTGTCCCAAATGAAGATACATACCCGCCTTAATCAAATCCGGCACGACAGAAGCCGCACCATAACCACATTCGTAATTAATGACTACACTATTTTGCCGACCTGAGATAGACGGCCATGATTGACCATAAGCTAATCCGACCCGGCACGGTTCACTAACATAGTCAGGTAAATATACCGTTGTGGCCAACGTAGCCAAAACATCGGAGGCATCGTAATATTTGAGTGTATTAATCTTTGAAACCGGGCATGTGTAGAGTTCAAAAGTCCAATCCTCATCGCAATCCGGGAACTCATCAAACGATGCCTCCCATGTCTGGGTAATCAAAGCGCGACCCATATACTTTTCGGCTGCCATACGGACGGCCTTAATCAGGACGGCGATTAACGCATCTTCGGTGCTGTCGTCTACTTTTAGATAGATTTTAGCCTCCGCGGTGGTTATCGGTTCGGTCGTGGGTGCTGTGATTAATTTTCTCATAGAAGTAAAGGCCGGTCATAACCGGCCCTATTTCAATTTAGGAAGCTGCATGAGTTAAATACTTAACCGGGTGCATCCCTGCATCCAACAACTGGCCATCAGTCCGGCGAAGCAATACCATTGCCACTTCATCCAGCTCAGCATAACGCTCAAGCAGAATTTTGAAGCGGTCGCCGCGAACTTTGCGGATCAGGTAATTCTGGAAATCTCCGAAGAGAACCGATTTGGCCGATGCTCCGATAGAAGCGACATCCTGGTTGATCGTGTACTGATATCCCAGAATCGTGTCAGGTACTCCAGCGGTAATAGCCGGTTGCCATAACGGTTTGCTGTCACCATCGACAATCTTTCTTAGGTAAGCCAGCGTTGAATCGTTGAACATAAACCGGGCTCTCATACGATAAGCCGGATCAACCGAATGAAGCAGATCGACCAAGTTGGCATAGGTAATGGCTGCGGCGCCAACTCCGGAAATACCCGAATCGGTTGCACCGGTCACCACGCCAGAAATCGTCGTGGTTCCGGCTCCGGTCGTGTAGGCAGCATTCAAGCCGCGACCCATACGAATACCGAAAAGATCAGCGAGAATCTGGTTAATGTTGAAATAGGAATCTTCAAAGATTTCCTCGGTAATCTTCACCAAGCCAGACGACCATTTGTAAGCCTTTAAGGTCAGGGCTTTGGCAAAAGTTACGTCAACTGCTGAAGTGTTCAGGTCGGCAGCTTCTGAAACCTGATAGGCCACGTTCGAGGTATCATTTGCAGCCGGCCACGGAATATCATTCCCGGACTGAGTGGTGATGATCCTTGAAACGCTTTCCATCCCGCCCCACATTTTTTCTGCAATGGCCAGTTCGTTACTGAATCCTTCGGGAATCATAAACCCGCCTTTTGCATCGGTCGTGCTCTGTACGTTGGTACGGAGTTCCGGGAATGGGTTGAGTGATGGATCGGTAAGGATTCTCATGTCCGGTTCAGAACCACGTCCGAAAGCGCGAAACATGATGAATTTCCGTAAAGCGTCATTGGCTTTTTCGCGGATTTCCTCTTTCGATTTCCCACCAACCACCTGACGATTTTCCTCAGCTACAACGGCCTGTGATTTTAGGATCTCTTCAGCCCGCTGTTCACGGGTAATGTCACCATCAATCATGTCAATGTCGGCCCCCAAAGCATCGAATTGGGTTCTTTCCTCTGCGGTTAAACCGCGTTTTTCGGCCTCAAGTTTGTCACGCAAATCTTTGATTTGCGTAGCCTTAGCGGCCCTCTTTTCTTTCAAGTCTTTTAAGTTCATTTTGTTTATTTATTTGTGTCCGATAAGGCTATTAGCCTCGTTAATTTCAATTTGTGATATACGTTTGTCGATGTCCTCCCGATCTTTCCGGGCTTGCTCGTCACGCTGTTCCTGTTCAGCTTGCTGTTGAGCCAATAGTGCCTCATTTTCAGCAATGGCATCCATTGACCGTTTGGCAACCGAAGTGTCAGGATAGGCCGGAAAAGTAACCGGCGAAACATCGTAAATCTTTGAAAAAGCGTAAATCCTTCGCTCGTAATTGCCATCCGCGTTCCTTTCCCATTTGTCACCACCTTCAGCAATCCGAAAAGCAAACGATGACTGTGAAACATCGCCCCGTCTCAGGCTAATGAGTAAGTCTTTGCCGTAAGTTGTGCCGCCATCCGTATAGGAATAGGCCAATGATCTTTCGGTTGGTATGACTTTGGCAGTTCCGGCGGTCGTTCTTCCAAGAATAAAGTCCGGGTTATGGTTTTTCAGTACCCTAACATCCGAAATATCAGCACCCATAAAAGCACCAGGCATAATCATTTCCCGGAACCCGCCTAAATCTTCCGACCATGATTCTGCAACTGCTGCCTGACCTTCAACAATGTCCTGACCATCTTCGGTTTTTACCCGAAATTCAGCGTTCAATATCCTTTTTTCAATCCCGCGTTCCATGTCTTTTGCATTTATAAAACTTGACCATCTCAACCCGTTATCCTTCAAATATCTTTTTGCCTGATCCATAGACCAAACGAAAGGATCGAAGTATATTTTACCCTCGTCACTTCGTATCCCCGTCGCCAATTGCAGGCTCTGGGGCGGTTTGTGTAATATTGCTTTGTGCTCGTTCAACCGTTTGATAATTTACAGGTACATAGTAAGTGTCTCCGCCCGGATAAGGGTTATCGTTCTCTTTTGCCCGGATTTCATTGTCTGACAGTGAACCGATTTCCCATCGTATTTTGTAGTAAGCGGCGCGCGCTTGTGCATCGCCCCGCATCAGGCCGTCTGCATTGGCTTCGATGAAAATATCCGGTTTTTCGCTCTCGAAAATCAGTTTTCGGGTAAATTCCTCTTCCAATCGGATGACCCACGGCATTAGCGAGTATTGGACAAACTCAATCGATTGCTGTTCAATGTTGTTATTCGTAGAGCGCTCCAAGTCGCCAATCATATGAGGCGGAACATTGAAAATACGGGCAATCTCATTTACCTGAAAATTCCGCGTCTGGATAAATTGTGCCTGATCTGGCGGGATGGTTAGTTGTGTAACCGACCCACCACCTTCAACTAATAGCGGTTTGTGAGCGTTTTCGGTCCCCGATTGACGAGACATAATCACTTTTTGCAGCCTCGAATATTGCTCATCGGTAAGCGTTGCATTGGTATTGAATACCATTTCGCTGTTTGCCCCGTTCTTGAAAAATGTGCTTCCAAATTGTTGAGCTGCCAATCCTAACCCGATATTATCCCGTGCCACTTCAATCGGTGATTTCCCCATATATCCGTTAAGGGTAAATCCCATTAAATGTATCATGTCGCGAGCAGGAACGACCTCAACACCGTTAATCCGATAAAATAAAACCCCTTCAATCAGAATTGGATCAACTAAACTGGAATGAATAGGCTCAAGTGAAATAGGTCGCTCTCTTGCGTCTTTCCTGATCCTTGCATAGCCATTACCCCAAAGTAGGGCAAACGCGACAAGCATCTGTTTGAATGCAAACGGGTTCATCCATCCGTTCGGAGACTCATGAATGAGTTTATAGCAAGGATGATCCTTGTATAATTCTTTACCTTTCGGTATTCGTTTGAACGGCTGATAGGGGAGTTGTGCCGCGCTTGAGCTTAAGAGGTTCACGGCTGACCAAACGGCTGCAAATTTTAGTGAGCTTTCCTCACTTACCTTAATGCCTGATTGGCTTTCGTAGTTTTGGATCATCTCGTCCAACCAGGACGGCGGACGTTCAAGGTTCCGCTTTTCAAGTTCAGCGACCCGTTGCCGGAGTATTTTTGTTTCCGGTACATAAAACGGAAATTTTCCACTTATAGGCATACCCAAAAGTAATTCCTATAAATGGAAAACCTCTTTAAGTAATTTAAAGAAAATATTTCCTACCTGCTTTTATTCTCAAAATCCTTATCCCGGCGCTTTCCGAAACCATCACCCTCTCTTCGTTGCGTCCGGGTCAGCACCTTGTCGATCCATATTGGATTAAGTAATGAGTATGCCCGATCTGCGACCCGGTAATCGCTTTGTTTATAAGTGTCGTGCTGAAGTAACGGGATATAGTTCGAGTGAAAACAGAACCCAATACCGGAAATATCCTTCACTACCGGGCGCCGTCCGAAGTTGCTGTCTGAAGGAACAATCCGACCGCAAATATCAACCCGCCAATAAATGATGCTATGAGTATCGACAAGGTTCCGAGCGATCAACTCTAAAGAGTCCGGCCCGGCAAACATATCGTCGTCATCCAGAACCATTACCCACCCATCAGTTACCTCTTGCATCAATCGGTTGAGATAAAGATTAACCGGGAAATGTAACATAGAGGTATAGGCCGACTTAAGGTAGGTTTTGTTTGATATAAGCATCGGGTATCGGATGGGATGACAAAAGTTTGCGTATGAATCTTCGCCGTCAATGCCGACAATAATCCGGTAATCCGTATACGTTTGCTTTTGAATGCTTTGTATACAATCCCAGAAGTACATCGGGCGGTTGCTGGTTCTGACCAATATGTTTATCATAGGTGCTTTTGAATTGCATCTGCAAGGCGGGGCACTACAATGTCATAGCTGAATTTAGCTATTTGTGCGAGCCCCTCTTCCCGCAAATCGTTATACAAATCCGAATCCATTAAGAGCATTTTGATATACTCGTTCATTTTCTGCCAGTCACCCGGTTCAACAATCAATGCCGTCCTACCTTGTATGGCAAAATCTTCATTGCAGGGGATATTTGTGCAAACGACTGGCACGCCGCAAGCCATCGCCTCCGCTACGGGGTTACACCATCCGCCCCGGACGTGACTATCTGCAAATACCCGGCCTTCGCATAGAAATCCGGCCATTTGATCCTGAGTAAGCCGTTTGCCGAAATAGCAATCACTCGTGAACCCTACGATAGCCTTTGCAACCGTACTGGAATCCTTCCGGGGTCTGGGATCATTGCTCCAAACCACATCGACCCGTTTAGGAACGTCCACCGGGTGAAATTGCCGGAGATTAACCCCACCAATAGCCGGGCCCACATCCGGGTTAAACCGTCCCATGTCGCGAAGTTGCCATGAGCCATCGCAAATACACCAATGGTTACGAACGATCCAATCGTGTTTGTCCGATAGAAATTTGTCCGGCTCTTTGTGTAGGGCATCCGTGGGGTAACCCATCATACAATACGACTTGATTTTTGCCTTGCTGTTCTTCCAAATGGAGAAATACGGCTCTTCTGGCGTAGTCATCAGGAACAAAACATCCGGTTCGTCATGCTTGAGCTCGGCCATTTGCCGGAATGTTGCTTTGCATGGCAACCATTTGTGATCTATCCCTTCCGGTGTGTATATCGTGACCTTATGGCCTAAATCCACCAGGACGTTCGATGTTTCGATCATTTCGCGGACTGATCCGAAGATTCCACCGCTGCTAATTAACCAACTTATCCACATAGCATTGATTTAAAGTTTTTTACGAACCAATCCCATGTCAATTCTCCTTCTGGAATGACATAAGTCTTTTTGCCCGGCCATAACAGGACAATGCCCGTTTCAATTTCGAGTAGTTTCATTTTGCGATGCTTACGCGCCATGCTTACCACGGCTTTCCATACGTCACCCTGCCAGTTTTTAGTGATTCTTACCGGTCGCTGTCTTTCTTCTATCTCAGGCAGGCAGTCATGGACGACAATTACCCCGCCTTTCTTAAGAATTTTGAGCGAATTTGCCATGTCTTTCTCAACTTGCTCCGCCACGTGCAACCCGTCGATGAAAATAATATCGAACGTTTCCTGATTGGCGGCAAAGAAATCGTCCGATGTTTGCTGAAAAGTTGCCGGATTATTTGGATCAACCCCTATTTTATGCTCACAATCAACCTCTTTGAAGTTGATTCCGCCGCCTGTTCCGATCTCCAGATAGCTTTTGTACCCGTTTTTCTGGATCAGATCATTGATTAATTTTGTTCTTTCTAACATAGTAGTTTAAGTATTTGATTATAAGTGTGTACGTTAATGATTTCAGACCCTCCGAAATGATGGTAATATGTAAAATCGCCCGTTTGGTTTTCACGCGGGTAAACTCTGCCGTATACCGTTTGAGGATTAGTGTAAATGATGTTACGCCCCCCGAAGTAAGAAGCTAAGATGCTCCCGCCCCCGTTCATGGTCAGGAATAGCCGACAATTCGCAAATGCCTTGAGTTGTGCCAAGTTAAACGACTCTTTTAGGTCGTGAATTACCGTAATATTCTTAAATTCACCACATAAAGCATAGTCATAAAACGGTATTGGTGGGGCATTATCGTACAAATCGGGCACTCCATCGACATTGATATAGAGAATTTTTCCCTTAAAATTGCGGAAAATCTCCCTTAAAAGCTCCAATGAAAAGAAATTAATAGGCCGATTCAGCTCAGGAACGCCCGGCCATTCGTTGTTATGCCGGTTATAAATCACCAAATCGAAGTGATATTTGTCGTTCGCGAAGTATTCGCGGTACGGTGGCGGTGAAAAACGGGATAGGTCAAGCTCTGATTTGTGTATGTCGGCATTAGGCGTGTTCATTTTACAGACGTTGTACCAACTTCGCGGCTCCGCATTCATCGTGTGACGCGGTGAAAAATAGTAAAACGGTTCGCTGCTTAACCCGGACGTAGTTTGCTCGAGTTCGCCGCGTTCGTATAACCAATGGGCATATGGGATGACTGAAATCATCTCATAACCAAATTCGCAATTGAAACTATTGACTACCATACTTTTTAATTTGTTCGAGTGCTGGCATCGGGTGACATTTTTCCAGTATTTCAACATTCGGCATGATGCAATGGCCGCCTATCGGAGTGGCTAAACGTTCAAAGTATGGCCGTCTGACGTTTGGCATATTCAGCCTGTGATAACCTGTATTGTACTGCTTCAGATATTCGACCCAATCCGTATAGTTTTCGCCTAACCAGTCCCGTGCTTCAGCATTAAAGGCCAGACAAAGACCGTAATACGTGGTGTCGAGCAGTTTCATCTTCTCGCTTACAACCGATGGAACCACCCCGATACTACTGATGCCGATTTCTTTAAAGTGCTTAATGATTGGAGAAATATCGCCTTCATCCGACCCAATCCATTTTTTAAAGGTAAGTATCCCTTGAGTTAAGTTTGGGTGAACGCCGATCACAGGCGAATGAACCACAACGGCGTTAGTCAGCGCGCTAATTGTTGATGTCGTTCCGGGAGCAACGGTGGAATGAATAACGACATAATTAGCATCCGAATTTAGAATTTCGTTCAGAACTGTTTCCACAAAACTATCGCTATACGGAATAGCTATGTTTAGCAAATCACAATAATTCCCACCGTGCTCTCCTGTTAAATCCTTCCACGCCACATCAATTGCGGCAAGTTGATAGACTTCCTGTAAACTTTTACCGATTTCACCGTGTCCTAATATCTTTGCTTTCATTATTTCGAGTATAAAAGTTTAAGCTAAATTCATTGTTTAATCGCTCAAAGCGATTCAATCTCTCACCCGTTACACCGTCCAGTCGTGAATATGTGATACTTACCACTTCTGGATATTGCTGAATTAACTTAGTTAGCTTATCAGCGAAGTGCTTGCGTATTTTTTTCGGGTTTTTCATTGCGTTTTTTTAGCCATTGTGATACACTCGATGCAAACGATTCGTAATTCTTAAACCTTCGCCTACCAAAGTACGCCTCGAAAAATATCTCTGTTGATTCGTAGGCATCTTCATTTGTTTTGGAATAGGCAAACCGGGAAATCCATTCATCGTAAAACCCCTGCATGGTTTGAAGATTAAGGATGTGCTTTTCATAGCGGTATTCGGGTTTAATAACGAATTTTTCAACCGGCTCAATCATTTCGCTTTTGGGGTCAATGCTTCCATCTGGTTTAGTAACCAGTCCGCCGTCTTTTAATTTCGGCTTTCGCTGGTACGGCTTACGTGGTTTCGTGGTTTGTTTTGTCATTAGAATGTTCCTTTCAGTTGATATTTTTTACCGTATTCAAATTTAATTTCATTAGGAAAAATTGCACGTACCTTGCCGATTTCATTACGAAAATAATACCGTAATCCCCACTTAGTTTGCCGTTTCATATAAAACTCAAAATCTCCGGAAAATTTAGTAGCATCAGAAATCCAAACTTTAACCGGTTTTACTTCGGCAATAAACTTGTCACCTACATACAGGCCAAACTTTTTCATTTTTCTGAGTCTGTGAGTTTAACAAATAATCTGATATGTGCTTCAGTGGCACAATTTACCTTATCTTTCACGATGGTGCAAATTTGAAGCGGGAGTTTTTCCCTTTTTAAAATATGCGAATTGTACACCATCCTCAACCCGGATTTCAATAATTTTGTTCAAATCCGTTTCTACTGAATTGCCTTGATACATGCTCATAATAATCTAATATTAAATTGTGGAGTTTTCGCATTATCCCTCATCCATACAGCAATGGCAATAGTCAGTGCAACCATGCCGTCAATCTTACCGGTAGAATTGCCTTTATCCATTCGGATGTTATCGTTCGGGTCTTTCTTGATCACGATGTTTGAATTGTTCCACCTGAGGATCGGATTGCCGCCATGAATCAACTTCACGTTTCGGATCAAGGTTTCCAGTTTCTTGGTTGCTTCACCCATCGAAGCAATACCCTGTCTAACCTCTTCGATCTTAAACCCTTTGTCCTGTAAATAAATCGCTGTCTGTGAGGCATTCCACGGGTCGTATCCTAACTTAACGGCCTTATACTTACTCAACTGGTTAACCGCATCGGCAATAATAAAGTCGTAATCTGTGGTATTTCCAGGCGTAACATTCAACCAGCCCTCATTTTTCCACCGGATATGATCGGCTCCATCCTTTACCCTCTGCCTCATCGTGTCCTCAGGCACATAATACCGGACAATCGCAAAGGCCGGATCACCCGGAAAAAACAAAGCAAGCGAGTTCATGTCACCAGTAGAAGCAAGGTCTAACCCGAAATATACCTGTTTGCCTGATAGGTCAGGTAACTTTTCAGATCCTTTGATAAAGATTTCATCCTGAATCCATGTGTCGGCTGAATCCGTCCACTGGTTTAAGTTCTTGGTTCGGAACGTCACCTCTTTTGTACCGCCCTCGTTCTTGGCTTTAACGAATTGGGTTTGTAAAAAATCCAACTTTACCGATACGCCCAGATTAGGATTACTTTTGATCCAGGTCGATTGATCGTGCCAATCATCTTCTGCATCCAGTTCATAAATCAGTGCCAACAAGGTTTCATCGTGCTTAATGCCCTTGAGAATCTCAATCGAAGTCTTGCGGAGTGCCGTATAACATGGGTAATCCTTATGAAATCCCGCCGTGGTTATCACGTCGATCACCGGCTGACGGCGTGCACCCATCCCCGTTTCCAGAATGTTCAGCATCTCATCCGTTTTGTGCTCGTGGTATTCGTCAATCGTTCCCCAGCTTGGATCGTAACCGTCCTGAGTATTGCTGTCTGATCCCAAAGGTTTCATGAAGCTATTACCCATGACGACACTTTTTGTCATTACCTTAATTCGCTTCCTGAGCTCCGGGGTTCCGTTGACAAACTTCTGGGCATCGGAAAATCCAATCCGGGCCTGTTCCTCTTTCGTTGCTGCAAAATAGACCTGAGCGCCCGGCTCCCCGTCACCGGAAATATGGTACAACGCTTTACCGGCTGCCTCGCTTGTCTTACCGTTTTTACGGGCAACCTCCTTAAACGATGTTCTGAATCTTCGCGTTCCGTCCGGTCGCTTCCATCCGAATAATTGCCCGATATAAAAAACCTGATGCGGTTCGAGCGTAATCCGTGACCCAGCCCATTCACCTTTCCAATGCCTGATAATCTCGATGAACCGAACGGCGCGGGCCGCCTCTTTTTCATCGAACCAAAATTCGCCCTTTGTTATGTCGGCTATGTGCCGATCAACAGCGAGCTTAATCAGCTTGCCGGTGATCTGCCTGCCACTGATAACGTCCTCAATATATTGGTTGAATCTACGCATTCAGTGCCTTATCAAAATCATCGCCTTTATCGTCCTGTTTTTGTGCCGGAATCTTTGCCCTGCTATTTGGAGACAGTCCGAAGCGATCTTCTAATTTCAACATTTCAGATTCAGTTGATCCTAATACTCCGACACATGGCCTAACCTGTTCATAGCCTGATTGAGTTTTTTGAAAGTACCCCTTGTCTTTTATGTCCTTCCTCATTTCAATCGCCTGATCGTATAGTTGGCAGTAACGGCCAAAAGTAACAAGATCCAAAAATGTCATCAATCCATTAATGATTAGCTGAGTCCCATAATTATACCACAAACCAACAGCGTCATCGGATAGGTTTAATTTTTCTGAAGGTGCTGGCATCTTATCAAGTGCCATGATTTTTACGCCCAAATCCCGGTCAGCCCGATAGGTTCCCTCGGTCTTTTTCTGTTCTGTTGGTTTCATTCGGTTTCCCATAGTCCCCTCCCTCGTCAAATGACATTGTAAAAATCGACC